GTTTCGAGAGCCATGTTTGAACTGTCTGTACGTAATGCTGGATCAAAGGGCGCACAGCGTGTGTTTTGTTTCCAATTAGTTAGTAATTGGCTCTGTACTGTCGGACATGTGTTTCCTTTGGACTCTGGTCCGTGGCAATGTGTTGCTTCTTTCGGGGTAGCCACTGGTAACATGAGACCTATGCAAGGGTTCACAATATCTGAAGAAGACCTCAAGAGACTTCCAAACGACGTTGTTTTATTTACTAGCAAAAATTTGCTTCCAAGAAGATGTCTATTTAAGTATCTTCCGAAGAAGATTGATAAAGCAGGTAGACACTTTCGGGTGACAAATGGGTCATCGGGTTCTTTTGGTTCTGGCATGACTACACGCTATGGCACTATTTCCTATACTGTCCAGGATGAAGATGGCACTTCGAAGACAATTGTGGGCACCTATATGGATGGCATTAGAGAAGACAGATCTCCTGTTAAAGGGGACTGTGGCTCTATAGTCATATCTGATAGTGCTCATGGTTCTTTTATAAGTGGTATGCATGTGGCTGGATCTAAATCTGATGCTAACTATCGAGCAATTATCACGCAGCTTTCTCAAGACATGTTTGAGGACATTATTTATCAGCGTGAAACATATTTACAAGCCCCCACCGAATCACGTTACAGCAGCGGTTCAAGAGGAAGTGGTCCTCTTGATAGTCCTCATCCAGGCAAGGGAGTTCATCATTGGGCATTAAATCCCAAAGGTGTAGTGCTGGGCTCTTATAAAGGACGTGTTCAGCCCACTACACATGTGAAGAGATCTCTCATTTGTTCTGAGATCGAGGAAGCTTTTGGATACGAGAATCCTTTCCATAAACCTGTAATGAAGGCGGTTGAAGAGAATGGCAAGTGGAAAAATCCTTTCACAATTGCTACTGAACAACAGGGATCACTTCCGTGTGATTTTCTTCAGAAAGATGTTGACGCTTGTGCATTATCATATCTCAACGACGTGACACAGGATTCTTCTTGGTTGCGTGATGTCAAGCCCTTGACTCTACGTCAAGCAGTCAATGGTATCCATGGTGCTGATTTTATTGATATCTTGAACATGAGTACTTCGGGAGGTTTTTATTTTCCTGGTCATAAGAGTGATTATTTTGATAAACTTGTTGATTCAGAGGGCATTGAGTTTTATATGCCCAATGAGGAAGTCACAGAAATGATTGATCACATCGAGTCCACTTACATGATGGGTGATAGATACAACGTTTTATTCAATGCTACTTTGAAAGATGAACCAGTTAGCTTGAAGAAGAAAAATTCGGGCGCAACTAGAGTATTTACTGCTTGTGATGTTGCTTTCTCAATTGTTGTTCGACGTCAGTATTTATCTGTTGCTGCTGCCATGCAAAGAAATAATTTTATTACTGAGTGTGCGGTTGGCATGAATCTATATTCACTTGAATGGGATCAGTTATTTAAGCATATTACATCTTTTGGCGAAGATAAAATTGTAGCCGGAGATTTTGAGACTTTTGATAAAAGAATGCCAGCAATAATTATTTCAACAGCCTTTGGTGTTCTGGATTCACTCAGATCTTATGGATACAAACCCTCTGCCGCAGCACAAATGATCTCTCGTGGCATTTGCACTGATATATCTTTCCCTGTGACCAATATGAATGGAGAGCTCATTCAATTTTTTGAGGAAATTCTTCAGGTCATCCTTTGACTATTATTATCAATTCAATCGCCAATAGCATTTATATGCGTTTTGCTTATATGAAGACAGGCCATGACTTGAGTGGTTTTAGAAATAATGTGCACCTCATGGTTATGGGCGACGACAATATTTTGTGTAGCAATATAAGCTCCTATAATCATACTTCTATTTCCAGAGCTCTGAAAACAGTTGGTATTAATTATACCATGGCTGATAAAGATGCTGATTCACGTCCTTTCTGTAATATAAGAGATGTTGATTTCTGTAAGAGATCGTTTGTGGATTTAGATGGTAGGTGCATAGCACCTTTGGCAGAGAAGAGCATTTTTAAAAGTCTTTGCATGTATGTTGAGAAGGGTAATATCGAACATGAACAGCAGTTGGCGCAGAGCTACTTAGCTGCACGTAGAGAGTGGTCTTTACATGGGCCTGACATTTTCAACCATCATACCAGTATTTTAGATAGTATATTTGAAAAACATCCTGACATTAAGAGATTTTTTATTGATAAACATTTTTGGGACTATCAGGCCACTCTAGATTGGACACTTGGTGTGTCCGATGCTGGAGATTTCTGATGTATTAGCAGTATTAACAGACTCGTTTTAGTGGGAGAATGGCGTATACGGATCATTTAACCCATAGCAGATCTGGCTGCCTGCTAGCTCAGCAGTAAATTGAGCCCCGTGTAGTGTCGGTAACACTATATGTTAGAACATATCCGTGGAGTCTAACATTATTACTATTATCGGATCTGTCGTCATTCGGACGTTTAGCGTTATGGATAATAATGCATTGATGGAGATCATTAAACTCAAAAATTGTGGTATTCCACAACCCGAAGATTTAGAGTTCTTCGATATGGTGGCACAAGCTGATAGTTCTACTGGTTCTAATATTCATGCATCAAATACTATGCATTCATATGTCGAAAAATCCCCTTCTTCTATGATGGCTATAGATCAAGGATTTTCTTCTGACGCAGACATTAGTGCATTTTTGGGAAGGAGACATATTATAGATACTTTTACTTGGTCTGTTGGTGGAGACCTTGTTAGAAATATAAATCCTTGGACTGCATTTTTGCTCAGCAATGCTGTTGTTAAAAAGATTGACAATTATTATTTAATTAAGGGAGATTTAGAAATTACCATATTTGTTAACGGTACACCATTTCATTCTGGTATGGCACTAGCGTCTTATTCTTATATGAATGAGACAAATGAGCTTGTTACAATTGGGGGTGACACCCAATTGATAACACGCTCACAACGTCCACATGTGTACTTGAATCCCTCTACTTGCAAAGGTGGTTGTATTTGTGCTCCGTTCTTATGGCCTCATAATTATTTCAATCTGGTTTCTACAACCCATTCCCCCGATGATTTAGGACGTTTAAATATTGATAGTTTTGCTCCTCTTCAGCAAATTAATGGTGGTACAGATTCTGTTACCTTTACTGTTTTTGCCAGAATGGTTAATGTAAAACTGACAGCTCCTACTACTCGGCCAGTGGGGCATTCTAGTCTCACTGATTTGGATTTTAATGAATTTTTTACCAATACAGCTCAGAGTGATGAATATCCTGATGAAGGAATTATTTCTGGTCCAGCAAATGCTGTTGCTACGTATGCGGGATTGCTCTCGAGTGCTCCAATTATTGGTCCATTTGCATTGGCAACTGAAATTGGAGCGACTGCAGTGGGTAGGATTGCTAAATTGTTTGGTTATTCTAAGCCCACTAACAATTCTGATATTTCGCCTATGCGTAATTTTCCCATCTCCAGTTTATCATTGTTTGAAGGCGCGGATTCATCCCAGAAACTTACAATGACTGCTAAACAGGAATTATCAATTGATCCTCGTCTATGTGAGATGCCAAGTGAGGACCTTTTGTCTTTGAAAAGCATGGCGCAGCGTGAGACTTACGTTGAAACTTTTGACTGGGGTGTTTCTGATACCAGTACCATATTTGCTATATTGGTGAACCCAATGTGGGAACGTAGGCTTGTTAGTGGTTCTGACCGCACAATTATTCCTACTTCTTTATCCTTTGCTACTAGACCCTTTTCTAATTGGTCTGGAACATTGCGATATCGGTTCCAAATTGTTGGATCACAATATCACAGAGGTAGACTGGCCTTTATTTATGATCCGAGAGGCTCGCTAGGCACTGACCCTTACAACACTACTTTCAATGTTATAGTTGACTTGGCTGAAGGCCGGGATTTTACGATTGAGGTGCCTTGGCAACAAGATGTTCCTTATTGTGAAGTGGACTATCAAGAAAGACAATTTTTTAGTCTATCTGTTAATCCAAACTCCTTGCAAGCCGATGGTTTCAGTAATGGGGTTCTCTATGTTCGAGTAGTTAATGAACTAGTTGTGCCTGATTCGACTACTGGAGTAAAGGTGTTGGTCTCAATTTCTGCAGGTGATGATTATGAGGTAGCAAATCCTGCCCCTGTCTTGGATAAGTTTTCATATTATTCTATTGCTCAGTCTTCTCGTTCTGCAATAGATTTTGACGAGTATTTCTGCAATATTTCCCAAGCTTCTGCTGTAGAAGTTGTTCCTGTGGAGGAGAATTCTCCTGAAGCTAGTATCAACATAACTCCCATAGTAACTAAATCTGTGGACATGGTTGATCAAAAACCTTTGATATTCTACGGTGAGCGATTTGCATCTTATAGACAATTGCTGAAAAGATATACTTATAATATTTTGTTGGCATATCCTTCAACAGTCGCTAGAGCTTCAACTGCAGAAGTGACTATTCGTTCTATTCCGGTGGACCCGGGTTTTGCTACTAACGGTCCACACACCACAGCTGCTCTTGCTAAGTATACTTACGGTGGAATGTCTTACTTTTCATATGTTAAGAGATCTTTTGCTGGTTGGCGTGGTTCTATACGCTGGAAGATAATTCCACTCACGGATAACAAAGTAACCCGTGTGGTGCGTTGGACTGGGTTGGACAATAATGAAAATGCTGTGAACACTACTTTCTTTTCTTATAATCTTAATTTGACTACAGCATCTATTAGTAATTTAGCTTTTGCTTACGCAGCTGCTTATAGTAAGGGTACTAGTGCTGGCGCAGCCCTAACTCTTAATAATACCCAGGATGGACTTGAGTTTGAAGTGCCTATGGCAGTTCCCTTCAAATTTTGTACTACTAAGCTTTACCCTTGGGCTACTGGAACCAATCAATATGACTCTTTCTGCCCCGGGGGGGACACCATCCGTATAATAGCAACATCTGGAACTACAAACTCAACAATTGCTTGCGACACATATTGTGCTGCAGGCGAGGACATCCAGTTTATGGGATGGATAGGGGCCAGTGTTATATATTATGATGCTGCTCTCCCATCTCCTCAACCTTAAACATTTTAATATAATAACTTAATTTAATTAAATTAACTGTAAATAATAAATAACTGTACATATATAATGATATTTTAACACTATTTACTCTTACATCATCTTTTTCTTAAAAGATGAGCTCCTAAGAGCGGAATGAAGAGTCCGCTACTCGATGAGTGAG